ACACCAGAAAAAAGATAATTATGTAATGTTTTTCTTGGTGCATTCACGTTTCCTGCTTTATTTATGTATGAAGCAGCAACACCTCCACGATATTGTGGATTTAGATAATGAAGATTGGAACCAAAAAATAATCCTTGTCTTGGATTTACATTTATAATATAAGTTAATGGTTGTCTATCCCAGAATAGATATTTTTGTGGATATTTTGCAGAATACATAAAAAACACCAAATCACCAGGAATAATAAAATCAGTATCAATTTGATTTATATCTTTTTCTTGATTTGATAGTTCATTCATCAAGGCATTCGTATACCAAGATGCAGAACGAAATTTTTTACCTGCTTCTTTAAGTATTTTATCGGCAATCATATTTGAATGCCCAAATCACGTTCGGTAAAAATACGAAATTCCCAGTTTCTATCTTTACAATATTCACGACAAGCTTCCCATTTTGCTTGATTTACTACCCAAGTTTTAACTGCATATGCCCAAGATTTTGTTCGGTTTGGTGGATTTGTGGGTGGTTCTTTTAAATCTTTAGCTGGTTTAATTTCTACAACTACTATTCTTATATTTCCGTCTTTATCTTTATATTTCAGTTTCATATCTGGAAAATATCTATGTACTTTTTTGTCTACTGGTGATACATAAGGAACCCAAAATTCTTCACTTTGATATGAAATTATATTTTCAGTCAAATCACAATAATGAAACATTTTGAGTTCATAAGAACTACGGTATATAATATTTGTTGGGTCTCCATTATATTTTTCTGGATGCTTTGGTTTGAACTTTCCCTGTTTGTAATTTTTATTTGCAGACATACATATAATATAACAATTCCATCAACATATTTAGATGGCTACTGCTCCAAAAAAAGGAAAACCAGATATAGGTCCATTATACATTAGAATGACTACCCCATCACCGGATGGGTCACTTCCAGGTGCAAGGGATATATTTGGAAAACTTTCAGTTACAAGTCAATTTAAAGTATCTCTTCATCTTACTAATTATGATAGGGATTTGATGGGTTGGTTATCGACTTGTGGATTAACTAATGATGTAAGAACCGCAAATACATTTGATTTTTTTTGTAGCGAAACTGCACTTCCTGGTGCAACATTTGATATGGCTGAAGAAAGTGGAAGCCGTCAAGGAATTATAGAAAGATTTCCAACAAGAAGAATATATCCAGATTTTACGATGACTTTTTATGTTGATTATGATTATAAAATAATTCGTTTATTTGAAGAATGGATGAATTATATTAATCCAATTTATAATTCATCTGGTATTGTTTCTGCAGATGCAACCGGACAAGGAAATGCAAAAGATAGTCAAGATTTTTTTAGATTTAAATATCCAGATACTTATAAAAGAATTATTTCTGTAACTAAATTTGAAAGGGACTTTTTGGAAAATCCAAATGAACCAGGTGGTCCAACAATTACACAACCCACAATAACTTATAGAATGATCGACTCATTTCCTACAAATATTACAGCACTTCCATTATCTTATGAAGGAAGTACGATTACAAAAACGACAGTTTCTTTTAGTTATGCAAGATACCTAATTGAAAAAAATAATGGTTCTAGGAAATAATAAATAACATTACTGAAGATATATAAAATGACCCTGCCTAAGATTTCAACACCACAATATGAATTGATTTTACCATCAACAGGAAAATCAGTTAAATATCGTCCATTTCTCGTAAAAGAAGAAAAAATATTACTTTTAGCACTTGAAAGTCAAGATACAAAACAGATTACAAATGCAATTAAGCAAGTATTAAAGGATTGTATTTTAACTAGATTAATTAAAGTAGAAGAACTACCTACTTTTGATATTGAATATATTTTCTTGAATATTCGTGGTAAATCTGTTGGAGAAAGTGTTGATTTGATTATTACTTGTAGTGATGATGGAGTAACCGAAGTTCCTGTAAAAATTTATATTGATGAAATACAAGTTCAAAGAAATGAAAAGCACACAACCGATATTCGTCTTGATGATAAATTGACGTTAAGAATGAAATATCCTTCATTAGAACAATTTATTAAGTCTAACTTTGATTTTAGTGAAGAAAAAACAATTTCAAATATTGATAAATCTTTTGATATTATTTCATCTTGTATTGATGTAGTGTTTTCGCAAGAAGATAGTTGGGCAGCAGCAGATTGCACATCAAAAGAATTAAAGGATTGGATTGAAACTTTAACGGCACAGCAATTCAAAGAAATTGAAACATTCTTTGAAACAATGCCGAAACTTGCACATACTATCAAAGTAACTAATCCAAATACAAAAGTAGAAAGCGAAGTTACGTTGGAGGGATTAACCAGTTTTTTCGGCTGATTATGGCTCATATGGAATTGGAGTCATATTTTAGGCTTAACTTTGCTTTGATGCAGTATCATAAATATTCTTTGACGGAAATAGAAAATCTAATTCCTTGGGAGAGAGACATTTATGTTACATTATTGCAACAACATATAGAAGAAGAAAATCTCAAACAACAACAATCAAATGGCTCTTAGTTCTGTTATTAATCCCGAAGTTATTACAGGAAAAAAGAAGCCTAATCTTTTAAGAGCGCAGAATTTTATTTCTGGTGGTTCTTCTGTAGGTGCAGGTGTACTTGGATCAGCAGCAAATAAGATTGTTAATTTTCAAAGAGCAGGAGTTCAACCATCACCAGTAGATGTTAGTAGTATTGTAAAGTCAATATCTACTGGAGTAGTTAGTAATTTTAATAATCAAGCACAAACAATTAATAATTCAGTTACAAATGTTATTAGTAAATCTATTGGTAATTTTTCAAAAGATTATCAAGACCGAATTAAAAAAGTAGATGAAGCAAAACCAACAGGCATACTTCAAAAGATTTTAGGTCTTTATAGAGATGTAATAGGATTTATTCAATTTTTTGGAAAAAGAAAATTTGTAGAAGGTTTAAGAGATAATTTAAAAGCACTTCAAAAATCATTTACCGACAGTTTTGAAGTTGCAAAACTTATTCGTCAAGTAATTATTAAAATTGTAAAACAATTATCAAATCTTCCAAAAGCAAGTCCATCTGGTGGCGGGGGCATCAATCTTGATGTTGATGTTCCTGGTGGTGGATTGAAAAAAACAGCGCCAAGAGGACTTAACAGAAGAATGAGAGGAGGCAAAATGCTTGCTCTTGGCGCTGGTGCTCTTGGATTGGGTGCTGCTGGTGCTGCTGCAACAAATGCTCTTTCGGGAAGTGATGCAGTTCAACCTGGAAGTCCTGCTCCAGAAATACCTGGAAATTTACTTGATGGGTTGACTGCTGTTATTGATAGATTTTCAAAAGCAATTGATAGTTTAGTTAAAGGTAGTTCTGGTAAGAAAACGTCTGGGTCTTCTGGGGGTGGTGGCGGAAGTGCTGGAAATATAGAAAAACCAAAGGCAACTCCTGGTGGTGCTCCTGGTGCTGGTAGTGTTGTAAGTTCTGCTCCAGGAGATGAAAAACTCGGAGCATTTGTTGCATCTATGGAAGCATCTTCTCCAGAAAATGCTTCTGATGCGATGCAAGTGATGTTGAATCGTTCAGCATCTGGAAAATACGGCAAAGGATTGTCTGGTGTTTTATCTGGATATGATCAATTTTCTCCAATATCTGCTGCAATTTATGGAAAAAGTGCGGATAAGAATGCTCAAGCAACATATGGACCAATTGCAGCAAAATTACCAGGAAACACACCACAAGAAAAATTCAAATATTTACAAAGTGAGGCTTCTAAACCTGATGGATTGAATAAACTTCAACAAATTTTTGGTGGAGGTAGTGCTAGCGTTGCTGCTACAGTTTTAAATGATCCTAAGTACTTGGCTGCTTCACGTAAGAACGTTAAAGGTGCTTTGAATTTTTATGGAGGACCGAAAGCAAATGCTTCGGACATACAATTTAGACCTGGGGGAAATAATTTTTATAACTTTACTGGTCCAGTAGGAACTTTAGGGACACAACCAACAGCACAAGCAGCACCATCAGCACAAGCACAAGCAACACAGGCACCAACAGCACAAGCAGCACCATCAGCACAAGCACAAGTAGCACAAAGAGTATCAACTGTCTCTCAACCAGCACAACAAAAACCTCAAGTGAACTATCTTCCTATTGATATGAGTGGTGGTGGTGAGCAACAGGCACAACAATCACCAGGCGGTGGGGATATTTCTGCTCCATCTCCAACACCACAATCTGGTCCTAGTGTTCCATTTCTGTCTGCTACAAATACTGATAATTTTTTAGTTCTTTATTCAAGAATGGTTTATAATATTGTGGACGGATAATGGCTAAATTACTTTCTTCG